TGGCCAGCAGAAGCAGCCAGCTCAACGAACCAAGCGTTGTGTTCGCCGTCATCGTGCATCTCCTCGCCGTCCCAGCGGCATTCCCGCGCCAAGAGAAAGACCTCCGGCGTTGAGTAGACCAGCCCGTTGGTGAGATGCCATCCGAGCGTTTCCTCGAAGGTCTCGGTCGTGACGTTGGAGTCGTGCCATGCTTTTGCCTTTTGCCATGGGGTCATGCGAAGACGGCCAGATGGACATATTTGGTGTCGTAGACCAGCGTGTTCGCGTAGCTTACGAGTATTCTTACCTTTGTGTCGTCGTTTTGCGCGGCGTCGCCAAACCACTGCGAAATGCACGCTAAGTTATTGACGCCCGTGCTCGCCGTTCCGTTCACAACATAATTCACGTTCGGCATGGCCGTGGTGAACGTGATTGTATAATCTCCAGGCCCATTTCGCAGCACGCTCGCCACGTTGCCGGATGCCCTAATAAGCCGGTTGGTATTCGCCGTTGACGCCGTGTTTGTCGTGTCCCGCGTCCCGTCAAAGTTCACCCACGCCCTGCACGCATAGATCGGCGGCGGGTTGTCTGCGTTGAGCGCCTTCTTGATCTCACCGGCATTGGCCGACAGCGACAGCTTGTCGTTGCTCACAGCGTCATCGGCGATCTTGGCCGTCTCCACGGCATTGCTGGCCAGCTTGGCCGCTGTCACATTTGCGTCCAAAATCTTTGCCGTGGTGATCTCATCGTTGGCCACTGCCACCGTTGGCGCCGCCGCTGAGTTAAGTTTCGCCGGTGTCACGGTCTCGCCGCTCACCCAGTTGTATCCTGCCGTTACAGTTGCCATGATTTTGTTCCTTAGTTGTTAAGCTGCGTTCCTTGTCTCAGTCGGCGGCCTCGATGGGCCGGCGGCCTCGATGCTGACGTTGCGGATTTCGGGCCGGTTCGCCGTGGTTTCAAATTGTAGTTCGCAGTAGTGCGCCTTTTGGCGGATCGGCTGCTTGAGCGTGTAGTCTTCGCTCAGTCCGCTGGTGTTGGTCTGCCCTGGCACCAGCGTGATCTCGGCGTCAGGGTTGATCGTAATCGCTTTGACCGTGATGCTGGCGGTGTCCGGCAGGACGACATCGGCCAGCGAGCGGACGAAGCGCTTCGTTGACATGCTGCCGAGGCCGTAGCGGCGGGTGCGGATTTTGCCCGCAACGACACCAACTTCGCTTCCGCTCGGCTCGTCATCCGTCCCATCGGCCTTCTCGTCGAGCAGGTAGAGCTTGCCGGTGCGGCGGACGTTGAAGGTGCGGCGGACGTTCTGGTAGGTGCCCACCACCAGCGCATCCACTCCGATGCCGTAGCGGTCGCGGGTTTCCCACTGGTCGTTCAGCGCGCTCCAGATGACCACCAAGTCATTGGTGTCGTCCGCAGAGTCCAGCGTGGGGACCGCGAGGATGTAGCGGTTGGAGTGCCAGATGCCAAAGGCCCGCTGGACTTTGCTCTGGTCGATGCGCTCAAAGAGGTCGGCCACCGGATCACTCAGCGGCTTGGTGTCGCCGCGCAACTTGAGATCAAGCTGGGTGTCCAAGCGGTAGACACCGGCATCCGAGAGGAAGAAAACATAGCGCCCCGCCGTCACAATGCTATTGCGGGCCGAGCAGCCGATCTCGTCCGTGACCAGCTCCAGCTTGGCCACCGCCGTATCAATGGCGAAGTCGCTGCCGTCTGTGCTCGGGAATTGCGCCAGCGTGGCCAGCCAGATGCTTTTACGGCAGAAGACTAGGGCGCTGCCCTCAACCCAAGGATGCACGGCAACGATATAATCTCCGCCACCGGCGCCGGTGCGGAAGCTCTGCCAATACGGATCGTAGAGGTCGGCATCCAAGTAGTCCGACAGCGCAACCTGGTCGCGGCCGTCCGGGATGATTAGGCGATTCTGGATGTAGCTGGCCCAGCCGACCGAGCGCATCTTCTTGTAGGTCGGCCCTTCGGCGGGCACACCGGCCGCAGCGCGGACGAAGCTGCCGGTGCCGGTCCAGTAGAGCGGCGGCTTGACGCGTCGAACGCGGATGTTGGCTACGGCGTGGGAGGCGGTGCCGGTCGGGACGGTGATCTCGAAAGAGTTGGTGTTGTTGTTCGTGGCCAATACGCGGAACTCATGGCCGTCGAAGGCTGGCGTGGTGCTGCCCTCAATGCGCACCGTGGCCCCATTAGGGTAGCCGTGGGCGTCCACGTTCACCGTGGCCGTCGTCCCGCTCACCGCGATGCCGGTGCTGTTGGTCAGCTTTTGGACATAGTTGCCGGCCAGCGCCGCCTCGCGGAGCACATAAAGCCGGTCGTAAGCCTGCACCACCGAGACCGTGTCGGTTGGCTCAATGGTCTCGTCCGGCGAGCTGGGATAGCCAACCGTGACCACCGTGTCGGTCGGCGAGGCATTGCGCCAGAGGTAGGCGCTGTCAGGTCCGGCCATCACGATGTATTCGTTGGCGTTTTCGTAGTTGCGGGAAGCAAAGACGCCCGCCGCGAAGATGCCGCCGCTGTAGGTCGTCTTGACCAGCGGTCCCTTGTTGGCGATCAGCGCGCCGGTGGCGTTGGCCGTCGGCGTGCCGGTCATGGTGTATTGGAAGGTGGTGCCGCTCGGCGAGCTGATGACGAAGTCGCCGTTGTATTTGCCGGCGTCCACTCCGGTGGCGCCACGGATGTTGACCGTAGGCGTGCCGGTGTAGCCATGCGCGGCGGCCGTGGTTACGGTCGCGGTGGCGTCGCTGAAGGTGATCGTGCTGATGGCCTTGTCCGCCGCCAAGTCGAAGGACAGCGTCATCGGCTCGTCCGCCGTTGAGATGGCATCGGCCAGCCGCTTGGCGCCCTTGCGGGTCGTCGCCACGCCACGGTCCAACCGCATATTCACGCTGTCCTGCAACATGCCAGCCGGCAGCGTCACAGGATTCAAGCGGCTGGCGAAGCCGATGAAGCCGGCATCGCCATCGCGTAGGACTGGACTTTCGAGTGCCATTACTTGCTGGTTAAAACGTAAGAAAGAGTCTTCGCGTTGTTCCGCTTCATCTCCGACTCAACGAGCGTAATGAAGGCCGGCCATTGGGCGGGCGGCAGGACAGAACATCCTTCGCTGCCTGGCCCTCTGGTGGCGGGGCCGCCTCGATGCACGTTGATCCCATACCATCCGGTTTCTTCCTTGTCTTCGCGGACAACGGTGACCGGAGCTGCTTGGACCAAAGCGCGGTAAGGGTTGCCGCGCCGAAGGCCATGAAGTCCGAGTTTGTATTTCCAGACTCCGGGCTTGAGGACGGCATAGGGCTTGTTGATCTTGGGGTTCTTCCCGTAGCGGTCGGGATCGACCGAGGCATTGAAAGTGGCATGCACATCGCCGCCGCTGCTGATGAGGATGAGGGCATCGTCGTAGATGCCGCGCGAGTTGCCGGGCTTCTTGTCGAGCTTGCTGTAGTAGCCACGCACGCCGACCAGCACGACAGGATCGCTGACCTTGTGCTGCTTGAGCAGGGCAGCGGTCGCTTCCTTCTTTTGCTTGGGACGTGCGTTCGGGATCACTTGCTTGGGTTATCGACGATGCTAATTCCGGCTGGCCAATTCAGCGGCAGCAGCCTCCACGGTCACGGGGCCGACATATCCGTCGAGCTTGAGGTGTTGGCCGCGACCGTGCGTGTTGAGCAGGGCTTGGATCTGCTTGCCGTAGTCCTTGAGAATGTTCGCCGGCAGCTTGGTCACGGCGATGTCCAAGATGCCCCACACGATGCCGGCGACCACCACCTCGTTCACGCCCAAGGCGGCGATGTCGAGGCCGGTCTGGCGGGCGATGTAAGTAATCGCAGCAGCGGCGGCTCCAGTGACGAGCTTTTGCAGGATCGGCCCGCCGCGACTAAGCAGCAGGCGAACGAGTTGTTTTTCGATAAAGGTTTTCATTCGGTTGGCTTTCTCCATTCTTTGAAATCGCTGATCAGCTCGCCCACGTTCGGGACGTATGTGATCATCACCTTGATGCTTCCCCAGTCGCCGGCCTGCGTCTTCTCGCCGTC